TCATGGTCCGTGAGGAATTTCAACCGACCCTTTTTGTGCCTTCTAAAAAGAAGACCAACTACAAAACTCTTGAGGGTGAGTATGTCCAGTCGGTGAAACCTGGCACCGTTCGTGAGTGTCGTGAATTCTTCAAGCAATACGATGGTGTAGATGGGTTTGAGATTTACGGTAACGAGAGGTATATCTATCAATACATTGCTGAGAAGTATCCAGAAGAAGAGATCAAGTTTGACATCAGCAAGATTCGTCTGCTGACGATTGACATCGAGACTCGTTCAGAGAATGGATTTCCTGATGTCGAGTCTGCTGACCAGGAGATTCTTCTCATCACGGTGCAAGACTACACCACCAAAGAGATTATCACCTGGGGTGTGGGTCCGTTCAAACTGAAGCAAGGTAACCACTACTACAAGCAATTCAATAACGAATATGACATGCTCTCTGACTTCAGTCAGTGGTGGGAGGAGAACATGCCTGACGTGGTTACTGGATGGAATATTCAATTGTTTGACATCCCGTACCTGGTAGGACGCATTGATAGGGTTTTGGGTGAGAAGAGGTGCCGTAGGTTCTCTCCGTGGGGTCTAGTGAGTCAGAAAGAACTGTTTATCAAGGGCAAAAAGTATAAAACCTATGACGTGGGTGGCATCACTCAGTTGGATTATCTAGAACTATACCGTAAGTTTACTTACACTAATCAAGAGTCATATCGTTTGGATTACATTGCAAGTGTTGAACTCGGTCAGAAAAAACTTGACCACTCTGAGTTTGATACCTTCCAAGATTTTTACACAAATGGTTGGCAGAAGTTTGTAGAATACAACATCATTGACGTAGAACTTGTTGACCGTTTGGAAGACAAGATGAAACTTATTGAACTGGCTATTACTATGGCATATGATGCCAAGGTGAACTATAATGATGTTTTCTACCAGGTACGGATGTGGGACACCATCATCTACAACTACCTGAAGAAAAACAACATCGTTATTCCCCCTAAAAAGGATTCATCTAAGAGTGACAAGTATGCTGGTGCCTACGTTAAAGAACCGATTCCTGGGCGTTATGATTGGGTGGTCAGTTTTGACCTTAATTCCCTGTACCCTCATCTTATCATGCAGTACAACATCTCCCCAGAAACTCTGGTGGAGGAGCGGCATCCAACAGCAAATGTTGACCGTGTACTTGCTGAAGAAATAAACTTCGAGATGCACAAGGACTATGCTGTCTGTGCCAACGGTGCCATGTACCGTAAGGACGTGCGTGGATTCCTTCCAGAACTGATGGATAAGATGTATGGTGAACGTGTCATCTTCAAGAAACGGATGCTCAAAGCAAAGCAGGAGTATGAGAAGACTCCTACTGATGCACTTAAAAAAGAGATCGCCAGATGTAACAACATTCAAATGGCGAAGAAGATTGCTCTTAACTCTGCTTATGGTGCTATTGGTAACCAATATTTCAGGTATTACAAACTAGCAAACGCAGAAGCAATCACTCTCTCAGGGCAAGTCTCAATTCGTTGGATTGAGAACCGTATGAATGAATACCTAAATAAACTGCTTCAAACAGACGGAGAAGATTATGTCATTGCATCTGACACTGACTCAATCTATCTTAACCTTGGACCTCTTGTTAATAAATTTTTTGCTGCTAAGTCTGGCGACAAAGCAGCAGTTGTTTCCATACTTGACAAGATCTGCCAAGAAAAACTGGAACCTTTTATCGAATCATCATATGAAAATCTGGCGGCGTACGTTAATGCGTATGATCAGAAGATGAGCATGAAGCGTGAGAATATTGCTGATCGTGGTATCTGGACTGCCAAGAAACGGTATATTCTTAACGTGTGGAACAGTGAGGGTGTAGCATATTCTGAACCAAAACTTAAGATTATGGGTATTGAGGCAGTCAAGTCATCGACTCCTTCTGCCTGCCGTGTTATGATTAAAGAAGCCCTGAAACTTATGATGACGGGCACAGAGGAAGATGTGATTGATTACATTGACCAGTGCAGAACTAAGTTCAAATCTCTTCCACCAGAGGATGTTTCCTTTCCAAGATCTGTTTCTGATGTCCAGAAGTATAAGAGTAGCAATAGCATCTATGTGAAGGGAACTCCTATTCATGTTCGTGGTGCTCTTCTTTTCAACCACCTTATCAAAGAGAGGAAACTTACCAATAAATACTCCTTGATTGACAACGGGGAAAAAATTAAGTTCTGCTATTTGACCAATCCAAATCCTATTCATGAGAACGTGATTTCATTCATTCAAGATTTCCCCAAAGAACTTGATTTGAATAAGTATATTGATTATGAATTGCAATTTGAAAAGTCTTTCTTAGATCCCCTCAAAATTATTCTCGATGTTATTGGGTGGAACATTGAGAAAACTGTAAACCTAGAGTTATTTTTCTCATGATTGACGAAGGCTATGTGTACTCCGATGGTGAGTCAAAACAAGACAAATGGAATAGAGGACTGGACATTTTCATTGAAAGTGTTTTAGAACCAGACTCTGCATTGAGAACGTGTGCCCATGAACAGAAATGCTTTCATGAGTTGATGGATGTTCGTCAGAATGTGCTAGAATACCTAAAGACATTGAGGTGGCACTGATGGATTTGCCTATTAATGATGAAGAACTTTCAACCATTGTAAGTGCATTGCGTCTAGGTGGTGATGCTGCTCTTTATCAAAAACTAAAGATCATCAAAGAAGTTCGAGAAGAAAATCCTGGTGGTCCATATAAAAAAATTATTCGTGAACAGTTTGGATTTGTTATTTGATGGATTTTTTAAAAGATATTGTAAAAGAAATTGGTGATGAATACACCAAACTAGCATCAGACATTGAAGAGAATGAAGAATTTGTTGATACAGGTTCGTACATTTTTAATGCACTTGTCTCAGGTAGTGTATTTGGTGGTGTATCTCGCAATAAGATTACTGCTATTGCTGGAGAGTCTTCTACTGGAAAGACTTTCTTTTCTCTCGCTGTGGTTAAGAATTTTCTTGATTCTAACCCCGATGGTTATTGTCTCTACTTTGATACTGAGGCTGCTGTTAATAAGGGACTACTTGCAAGTCGTGGCATTGACCTCAAACGGGTTGTCGTAGTCAATGTTGTCACCATTGAAGAGTTTCGTGCCAAGGCACTGAAGGCAGTTGATATCTACCTGAAGAAAGATGCTGACGAACGCAAACCATGCATGTTCGTTCTTGATTCTCTTGGCATGTTGTCCACTGAGAAAGAGATCACCGATGCCCTAAACGACAAGCAAGTTCGTGATATGACAAAATCACAGCTTGTAAAAGGTGCCTTTCGTATGTTGACATTGAAGTTGGGACAGGCTAACATACCTATGATTGTCACAAACCACACCTACGATGTCATTGGTGCTTACGTTCCTACTAAAGAGATGGGCGGTGGTTCTGGTCTTAAGTATGCTGCCAGTACCATCATATATCTCAGCAAGAAAAAGGAAAAGGATGGAACAGAAATTGTCGGAAACGTTATCAAGGCAAAGACTGCTAAGTCACGTTTGAGTAAGGAGAACAAGGATGTTTCGGTGCGTCTTTATTACGATGACCGTGGTCTTGATCGTTATTACGGTCTTCTTGAACTCGGTGAGATTGGCGGTCTCTGGAAAAACGTCGCAGGTCGATATGAAATCGACGGAAAGAAACTCTATGCTAAGCAAATCCTTGCCGATCCAGAAAAGTATTTCACTCCAGAAGTGATGCAAGCACTTGATGAAACTGCTCAGAAGGAGTTCTCCTATGGAGCTTCTATCTGATTACGTCAAAGTATATGACGATGCTCTAGATCTAGATTTCTGTAAAAAACTGATTAGCTTCTTTGAAGCAAACAAAGTCTTTCATGATCCAGTAGATCATGGAGGACTTCCTACCTTTACTCAGTATAATCTTACAGAAAATCTGGGAGCATCACATCCGTTTTCAAAAGAACTTGCTAAGGCATGTCAGAAGTATACCAAGTTGTATGCTGATGATTTGAAGATCAAGTTTCTTCCAGAAAAACATTCATGGGAGATGTTTCGTATCAAGAAGTATTCTCCTGGTGGAAAAGATCGGTTTGATGAGCATGTTGATGTTGCCGATCACAAGTCTGCTAAAAGATATCTTGCCTTCTTCACATATCTGAATGATGTTGAGGAGGGTGGTGAAACTCTTTTTACGGGATATAATGGTGATATGAATCACATCAAACCGAAGAGTGGTAGAATGGTAGTATTCCCACCCTTGTGGTTATTTCCCCATTCAGGACTTCCTCCTGTCAGTGGGGACAAATACATTATCAGTGGTTATTTTCATTACCTATGAAGGACAGAATCGAAAGGACAATCCTTACTAATCTAATCTACAATGAGGACTTCCTTAGAAAGGTTCTTCCCTTCATTGAGCCTGATTATTTTGATTCTAGGATTGAGAGGGTAGTCTTTGAAGAGATTGCCAACTTTATTGCCAAGTACGATAAAATGCCAACGAAGGAGATTCTTGGCATTGAAATCAAAGATAGAACTGATC